GTGGTGGAGGCGATGACCAAGTTCGTCGTCCAGGTGGTCCTGCGCCACGTCCCACTCCAGCATCGTCGACAGATCGCAGCTTCGGCCCGGGCCTTCTTGCCCAACATCCAGGGCGCTCCAGATCTGCTTGCGGAGATTATCGATGGTTAACCCACCCCTCGCCTTTCATATACCCTGTGGGACTGTAAGTACTCCAGTGCCTGATAACCCAGAGTCAGGGGATGCGGGGGATATGTTTAGGTGTTCAGAGTGCGGGGGGTGGTGGACGCGGAAGTCCTACATCCAGTCTGCGGGAGTGCTGACGCGGGGATACTCGCTTATTAGATATAGTTCGTCGGAGCCACATTACGATGGAGCGTGAACTACGCCTATCCTCCATGGAATTGCCGGACATGATGCAGCTCTTGTTCCACGAGCTGGGCACCATGATCGACAACAATGCGGACGTGTCCGAGCAGTTCGAGCAGAGCTTTGAGCCCAACGTCAACCAGACTCAGATGCTCGACATCCTGGAGTCGAGCCCAGTGCCGGACGACATGTTCATCCACCTGTTGTGCTATGGCGGCGTTCGGTCGGGCAAGACCTATGGCATCCTCTGGTATTGCATTAAGAACATGTTGAAGTTCCCTGGCGTTCGAGTGCTGGCCGTCCGCACCCATCTGAAGGAAGTCAAGAACTCCATCTTCGCCGACGCTATCTCTATCCTGGACCAGCACAACATCCATTACACGTCCAACATGACGGACCTAAAGATCTTCCTGGACAATGGCTCAGAGTTCTGGATGTGCTCGGACAAGTCGCTGGTTCCCCATGCGTCGGACAAAGCCGACTCACTGGGTGGAACGCAGTTTAGCCTAATTGTCTGTGAAGAATGCGATTCAATTTCAGAAGAACTGGTCAACACCATCCCCGGCCGTATGTCCCAGAACGTGGGCAACTTCCGCAAGGCGATCCTCTACGCTTGCAACCCACCCTCCAAGAATAGCTGGGTATACCGTTGGTTCTTCGAGGACAACGAGCCAGACGATCCCCAGTCCCGATACCGGGCGCTGTTCATGCCGATGGAGGGCAACGTCAAGCATCTGGGCCAGGGTTACATCCAGTCCGTGTCCGAGGATTACGCCAGAAACCCACAGTTCTATAAGCGCATGAGACAGGGCGCGTTCGGCGCGAACATCCGCGGCATCCCTTACTTTGCCAAGAATTTCCAGGAAACCATTCACGTTTCGGAAAAGCCACTGACCTGGAATCGTGGGTGCAAGCTCAGTCGGGGGTGGGACTTTGGCTACCGGGGGACCGCGCTCGTGGTTGCCCAGGATGACTTGAAGACTCGACAGATCAAAGTCTTCCGGTCCATTGTCGCGCAGAACGTGTTGCTCGAATCTTTTTGCGACGAATACCTCCCAGAGCTGGAAAGACAATTCCCCGGGGCGGAGTGGGAAGACTTCGTGGACCCCGCGGGCCGACAGAAAGTGACTCAGTCTAAATACACCTGTCTGGATATTCTGCGCTCCAAGGGCTTGCGTCCGAAGTATAAAATCACTAGTATCGCTTATGGGTTGAATATCATCAACGAGCAACTCAGGTTGTTCCTCAACAGTCGCCCGGTGCTGATCCTCGACCCTATGTGTGAAGTTCTTATCGAGGCGTTCTCAGGTGGCTATTGCAACCAGAAGGACGTCACGGATGATGAGCCCAGGCCGGTCAAAGATGGCTACTTCGATCACTGTAACACCACTTTGACCGCTGTGATGACTGACCGAGGGTGGGTGACCTTCGGGGAACTGTCGACCACCGATAGGGTATGGACCCGCAAAGGTTGGAAGAGGATACTCAAGATACACGACATGGGAGTTAGAGACTGCATAACATTGTCGGCGGAGCATGGGGAGATTACTTGCACTCCAGACCATAGGATATTGGCTAATGGCGATTGGGTCAAAGCAGAGCTATTGCGTTACACCGACAAAGTGTGTATACTCAACCCATGCAAGAATATATCATACAAGAAACCTTTATCGATGGTATGCGGGCCTACCGATACCCTGACCACCCAGAGCAAGCTCGGCGCTATTTTAGGTTTAGTGGCAGAGAAGCTAAGAAGCTCTATGGGACCCTCCATAAGTATGTCTGGATCAAGAGGTACGGGGAGGTTCCAGCAGGCCATCACATACATCACCGAGATGGGGATTTGGCTAACAACTCTATCGACAATCTCTTATGCGTTTCTTCGAAGGAGCATCGCAAGCTCCATGCTGATGACGAGCGCCGGGCCATACTCGATAGGATTAGAGACAAAGCTATTGCGTGGCACAGCTCCCCAGAAGGTAAAGCCTACTATGTCGGGCAAGGCAGTAGGCTTGCTGCAGCTCGGGCAGCGATTCCTAGAGTTCCTAAAGACTGCGAGTTCTGCGGCGAAGAGTTCCAGACTCGGCCGTTTAAGCCAGGAAAATACTGTTCATCAGTCTGTAGGGGTAAAGCTAAAAGGGTTAAGCATAAACCCAGCGGGGGCTCATAGGGTTTACGATCTGACAGTTGAAGATTGCCACGAATACTTCACCGAGTTTGGGTTGTGCCACAACTGCATGGACGCCTTCCGGTATCTGATGATCCACCTTCGTAAGGTTGGACAGTCACGGAATGCGGATGCCTATGGTAACAAGGCCGATTGGGAGCAGCTCGATGAGAATGGTAACATTGGTCCGGTGGTAATGAAGCACAGGACGGGATCGTTGGATCCGGGTCCGCGCAGGTTTTCCCAGGGCGGGATGAGTTCGTTCAAGAGTAGGATGGGTTGATGGAAGACACAAGAGCGGGCGGCGGGGCTATAGCCTCCTACCAGGATGGTCATGGGCCAAATGCTACCTATGATATGCACTTCGAATGCCCCATGCCCGACGAAACTCCTATGGAGCCACAGAGCAAGGAGAATGCCGCTATCTCTCAGGCTATCCGCCGGGTGTGGGAGATGGAGGATGCCAAGTACTCTATCTACGGCAATCGGTCTATTGAGACTTGGGACCTGTATCACAGCACTTGGACCACGGCTGACAAGGATGCCTGGCAGTCCGACGTGCGCTACCCTCTGTTCATGATGTCCGTGGAGCGTCTGACCTCCGTAATCATGCAGCTTTTAGACATGACTCCAAACTGGTTCGAGTGTGAGTCCCTCATTCCTCAGCATCAGGTGATGATCAACGTCGGCGCTCGGTTCGCAAAGTTCCTTTTGGAGCACGACTCCACCAATTTCCGGTCCAAACTGGCCGAATCTGTCCGGGCTGGGCTCATTACCGGGCAGCTCGACATGCAGGTTCTGTTCGAAAAGAACGGTATACCTCTGTATTCCGACCCCGGGGAGTCTATTTCTACAGAGGACATCCTTGGTTCGTTCAGGGTGGACCCAAATCCAGACTCCAAAAAGCCGTTCATCCCCAACCCGGACCTACCCAGAATGCGTCTGGATAACATGCCAGCCCGAGAAATCCGTCACGATTCGACGGGATTGGGGCGATATGACGTCTGGCAGAAGAGAGTTCCCATTGGTTTCCTCTTCGATGAGGCCCTGAGGATGGGTTTTGACCAGGATGCCTGCGCTCGAGCCCTGCGAAAAGTGGGAAAAACCAATATGGGCAAGGGAACTGCCCTCGAGTACATGGAGAAAAACCTGGGTCCGAGCGCATTTCCCCAGGATAAAACGGTACTTTTGACCTTTTTTGAGGGCAATTTACCCCATCCGAACACCGGAGAGATCATTTTTAGGGACAAATTGGCCATCATTGTTGAGGATGAACTGGCTTATGGACCCGTGGAAACACCCTGGTGGGACGGCGAAAGAGCCGTCGTTCACGCCCCATTTATCCCCGTTCCCCACTCTGTTTACGGTAAAAGCCCCCTCGGGGAGAACCTGGACGCCTTCCATACCCAGCTGAACATCATCAACTTGATGATCGATTACTGCTCACAGGTAGTCTACGGCATGTGGGAGATGGACAAGGACAAGCTGGAAGAAGAGCAGCAGCGGTTCGACACTAAGATGTATCCTGGTGTTATATTTAGAACCGAGAATAATGTGGGGGGAACTCCATGCATCCGACGGATCCCTCCCCCGGAGCCACAGGCGGGGTTCTTCAACTTCTTCGAGATCTTCCGCCAGACCCTCGACCAGACGACCGGTATGTCCAACATTGGTGGAGCGCCCAGGGCCCGCGGCCGAATGACCGGTATGGAAGCTCAATCAAAGTCTGCAGAGGCTGGGTCACTTTTCAAAACTATCTTCGAGGAAATCGAGCGAACGTTCATCTCCAAGGTAGTCCGGCTCGCGTATCTTCGTGGCCTTCAGTTCTGTTCGGACACGATGTGGGAGGCCTGGGTAAAGGTTGAAGCTCAGTCTATACTCCCGCCACAGAAGTCCGCAGACCCAGAACTCTATAATGAGTGGGAGTCGTTGCTGACGGCCATGTCCAAGTGGGACGCGCAGACCCGGTTCAAGAAGATGGGGTCATTCTTCCGGTTCAAAGTTAAGATCTTCAGCACGGTGGCCGACCGCCAGATCGAAGTTGAAAAAGCCGGGTTCTTGTTACAACAGGTAGGCAGGATGCCGGACGCTCTGAAGTACCTGCGCATGGACGTGGTGTTGAGGCACCTGGTTCGGGCGCTCGGATGGGATCCTGAAAAAGTTCTTAACCTCGAGGTATTGCCAACACCCAACATTGGGGTTGATACTGATAGTGGTGGGTTTAATGAGTTTCAACAGGTCGGAGGAGGCGAGGACACTTCTATCGACCTGACGCAGGGTGTTTACGATTTGTTCAACACTCAAGAAGGTCCTCAACCCACTCAGGCGCAATTAAATATGGCACCGACTCCAAACAGTCCCCGGCAGGCTGTTCCGAGCCAAGTGAACCTGCCGCAGCAGTAGGAGGATAGATGGGTTTCAAAGAGCCAAAGAAAGGGTCGAACATCGGCCCAGACACAAGTAACAACCACCGAGGCAATGGTCCCAGTGGTAAATACAATGACAACCCCTACCTCAACAAGCCCTACGATAAATCGCGGCTGCCCGAGGAACGGTATGAGTCGTATCGGGATACTAATAATCCTTCGGTCCTTAATATGGTGGAGGAGAAGAACAAGTTTTTCTCCTTGGGCCGAGGGGAGCAGCGGGGTGCTCCCACGTCAGTCACGACCGACCCCAACTACGTGCAAAAATTCCGGGTTAAACCCCCGGTAGCAGACATCTACAGCGAAACGGAGGAGAGCAAGTGAACACCAAAGAGACATTCACCAACCCGGAGAAGCGGGGCGCGGATCAGACCACCAAGTTTATCCACGTCCGCTACCCCGATTCGCCCATGGGCGAGCGGGATCGTGCTCAGGTGAGCGAGGAAACGAAGTCGCGTGGCGAGGACCGCTTCAAGTCCTACCCCACCGCACGATAAGATGCAAGCTCCGAAGCTATATCGTGGTGACGCAAAGTCTGTAGCCGAACAGGTCCTACGGGATTGCCTGATGGCTCAGAGGGTGCAGTTGGTCCAGGATCTAGCTTCGGAGCCCGACCTGGCAAAGTTAGTTCTCCATCAGGCGAAGGCACAAGTCATCGTTGGGCTGGAGGCAGAAGTCCATAAATTAGTGGTTGAGGCAGCTCAACCCAGATAGAGGAAGAGATGGCGTTTTTGAATTCGTCGGATCTAACGCGCATGCGTAATCCAGCGGGCGAATCACCGACGGCCGAATCGAAACCTGACCCGGCGGCGGATGTCCAGGCCATGATCTCCAAGATCCAGGCTCTGGAAACCACCAACAAAGAACGGGACACCAAGTTTCAGCGGATGTTGGAAGAGAACTCTAGGCAGCAGGAGATCCTGCGAACCCAGCTGGCTCAGCGGGTTGAGCCTGTCCAACCTAAGATGGAGGCCCCGGCCACCACCAGTTGGACCGACCTACTCGGAATTTCAACCCCGCAACAAACTAAGGAGGAACCGATGGCAAGTACACCCGGGTCACTTTCCCCAGCCGACATTGCTCGTATGGTGGATGAGAAGTTCGAGGCCAAGATGCAGGAGCGTCTTCGACAAGAGCAGGCTCTCGCACAGCAGAGGCAACAGCAACTGGATCAGTTGCGAGGCAGGCTGCGTTCTGAGAATGCCGATCTGCTGGAAGATCCAGTGAAGAAGGCGCTTCTGGAGCGCACGATCAACGGCATCGAGAAGCTCAACCCATCGCTCAGTTACGAGCAAATCTACGAGATCGCAGTAGCGGAGACACGTGATGTCGATGCTCTATACCGACAGGCCATTCCGCAAGGTGGGTCGAGGATGAAGCCGCAGCAACCCGCTGCCCCCAATCCCACGTCTCCCTATGGGATCTCCAACTACCAACAACCCGCGGCCCCCCGTCGCAACACCGACCCGTTCGAAGGACGAGTGGAGACGGGGGACAGAGCCGAGATCGAGGAAGCCCGGAGACAAGAGATCCAAGCCATCCGAGCAGCTCACCTTAAAAAGTTCGGTCGTTAGGCACACCACATTCATAGCGCACCCCGTAACTGGCTGGGACCTGCCGGACTTGATCCGGCCCTGAATGCTCAAGGGGGAGCAGACAACCCGATGGGTTGAAGTTAAACCCCTTTGCAATTATTCAGGAGGTGAAAGAAAGTGAAAACTAAAGCGCAAGTCCAAGCCGGGAACTGGTATACACTGAAGCAGTCCCGCAATGTTCGCATCGCTGCCCAGAACAAGCAGCGTTTCCGCCAGTTTGCTCGACCCGAGCCGCAATTCGGTCCGGCGATGGGCGATACGTTCAACTGGCCCAAACTGTTCGATCTGGACGGGCTGGGCGAGTTCATTGGTGAGTTCGATGACGTTCCCGATGGTGACTTCACCATTGGCTACGGTCAGGTTCAGGTCAAGGAATTGACTCGATCCACCACTTTGAGCCATTATGCTTCGCTCTTCAGCGAGTTGAGCATTGTGGACGCAGCGGTGATCGCTCTCACCAACAACTGGAGCAAGACCATCGACCGTGTGGTCGCCAACGTCTTCCGCCAGTGCGAGATCGTCTACACCCCTACCGGCACTGTGGCCAGCAAGAGCTACGTGCTCAGCACCACGGGCACGGCCGGTGCGGTCGCTACCCGTCCTTTCAGCATGTGGGACCTTCGCAACATCACCGAGTTGATGGAGACGACCTACAATATCCCTGGCTACGAGGGAGACGACTACATGTGCATCTCGTCCACTCGAGGACTTCGCGGTCTTCGTGAGGACTCTGAGTACATGGAGATCAAAAAGTTCGCCGACCCAGAGTCCCTGCTTCAGGGCGAGGTCGGTCGGACTGAGCGTGTTCGGTTCATCACTGAAACCAACGCTCTGACCAACGCATTGACCCCCGACCTGGGCGAGATGATCTTCTTCGGCGATGACCCCATCGTCGAGATCGAGGTCTACCCGTTCGAGGTTCAGGCTGCCATTATGGACAGCTGGGGCCGATTCCGCAGCTTGCGCTACGTGTGGAACGGTGGATTTGCCCGTACCTGGTCTTGGGCCACGGACGGACAGACTCGCATCATCCGCGTAGGCAGCCTGTAATTCAGAGCATAGGTAAGGAGTAAGAAGATGCCCAAATACGGAGATCAGTCCCCTTCCAAGGGTCGGTTTCAGGATATCAAAGTCCACATCCACCAGACGGTCATTGACCTGAAGGCAGGCACCGGCCTGTTGGCAAAAGTCCCGGTCCTCCACGACTTCATCGAAATCTTGGAGTTCGGGTTCTACCACACGACTGCACTGGGTGCAGTCACTACCGGAGGCGCGGTTCGTCTGGACCAGGTTCCCGCAGGCAATGGGGTCCAGGTCAACGGCGTGACCACGGCGCTCACCAAGGCGGACGGCACCACCCCCGCTGCGTCGACCTCCACTGCAACTCTGGTTTCTACCAAAACCATCTACTCGCAGACCACCGTTGACCTGAACGTCAACGTGGGCGGCACTCCTCTGGATGGCCCGCAGACTCGACCCACTGCCGCGAAGGGTGACTGCTTGCTGTTCACCCAGACCGTCCAGGGCGTCGGTGTTGGGGCTCAGGATGTCCTACTCTGGGTGAAGTTCCGCGAGCGAGTTCAATAAACTCGAATAGGAGAAAGTCATGAGCTTTGACCCAAAGGGGCAATATATGTTGTTCAACTCGACTGGACGCCGAGAGGTTTTTGTCCAGGCGGGCCGGATGTATAACACGAAGGGGCAGGACCTTCACGAGCAGTATGTTCGCGACAAGGAACGGTTCCCAGAGGGCGATCACCGGAAGAACTGGACGATCATCGATTGGATGAATAACAATAGGTATGCCATGAATGCGGAGCTTCGTACCCGCATGATTGAGCAGCAAGTGGCCGAATCCCAGAAGGAGGAGCTGGAACGTCTGCAGGCCAAGGCCGCGCAGATGCGAGCCCAGATGATGGCTGAGTCCGAGGCGGAGCTGTTCAAGCACCAATCCGAACTCGAGGCTCATCTGCTGCCCGCTGTCCCAGAGTCTCCCGAGGCCCCTCAAGTCAAGCCCGCTTTTCTCACGAGCGTTGAGCAGAAGCTCTTCGGTATCCCCGAGCCCGCCGCTCGGCCGGTGGATGATCCCTTTGAGGACATCTTGTCGGACGACACCGCCGACTTCGACAGCGATGTCGGGGTCGGAGGGGTGAAGCTCAACCCAGCAACCAAGCCTAAATCGACCACGATTAAGGCCAAAGTCTCGCGGAGGTAGATAGGTGGATCCAGCAACGATTGAAGCAGTCAAGGCTCGGGTGATATCTAAGTTCCCTCGGGCCAGTGCCGACTTCTCCACGATTATGGACTCAGAGATTGAGACTTGGATCGCGGAGTTGGCGGATGCTTTTCCGTTCTGGTTTCTTACTATGTATCCGGGAACATCTATGCAGAATCAGTTCCCGCTTACCACTGTAGACCTTACCCACCCCACCCCCGTAGCTGGGCGATGGATCGACGCAGGTTGGCTCATCGTTCAGCCGGGGGTGTCTGTCTACGACTTCTATGCCCCACTCGAGGACGCGGAGGTGGCCAACCCAAGTTGGTGGCACCCGATCAAGGTCAACATGGTCGATTACGTCTACGAGTTCACCAGCAATGGGCAATTCATCAGTTCTCTTCCTATCCCGGAGTATGAGGACTGCCTGGCTTTCATCTCTTACAAGAAGACCGCCCGACCGCAGCAGGTCACGTGGAGAAGCGACGAAACCAAGTCGCAACTGGTCTTCAGCCCTACTCCCGACAAATACTACATCTACGCGGTTCAGTTCTCTATTAAGAACCCTCCGAACTATGCGGACGGCGGATTCACGCGTAATCGCTTTCTCACTCATGCTCCCGGGGCGGTCATGGCCAAGGGGATGCTGGAGGCTGCCAGGTTCTTCGACGAAGCCCAGCTGGTCGACAAGTGGGAGTCTGTTCTCTATGGTCAACCTCTGGGGACGGAGGGGATCTCTAACGTGGGAGCCGTCGGCGGAATCCTCGGCCGACTGAAGAAGGAAACGATCCGTCGCGGCTACCAGGCCCGGGAACAGGTGCAGTCTTATCGGTCCATGGCTCTGGCCACCGGGTCCAACCTCGGGATGAGCCAGTCCAGATTCCGGTTCGGGAATTACCGATACCGGAGTGGTAGGTGGTGGTAGATGCCGCCCCCGTTCAGTCGCACTGAGCTTAAGCCGTTTGCTATCGACGATCTGTCGATTGGGCTCATCTCTGATCTCGATCAGGTCGATGTCCCCCTGGGCGGGGCCAGTGCTTGCAACAACTATGTCTACGTAGACGGTTACCTCCGTCCTCGGCCTGGGCTGTTACGGTGGGACACACTGGCCGGTCCACCTCCAGCAAATCGCCCCATCGTGGCGCTGGCCGAGACTTATGCTCACTCACTGCTGGGGGCGCAGGATGTGCAGACCAACCAGTATAAGTTGGTGCTCAACCCAGCTACATGGGAAGTGACGCTTTACATCACCTCGGGAGGGTCGGCTTGGACCGCTATCCCCAACCCCATGCCTGGGATTATCCCTGTCCAATACTACATTCCTCCGACCTGGGCCAACTGGAAAGAGAAGCTATGGATAGCTACCGGGAAAGGGCTCTATTACTATGATCCTATCGCCTTTGTCGGACCGATTGTTGATGTTAACGCTGCGCAGCCAACAGTCGCTCTACGAGTCCCCAATGATCCCCGGTTGTTGGTGGCCGGGGATTCTCGCCTTTTCATTGCGGATTGCTCTGACAAAAACGATGGGACGGGTACTCGAGTGTTCAATCGGGTCGCCTGGTCCGACCACCTCGACGGAACTGTGTGGGGAGGCGGAAGCAACGCAGGCTCGTCAGGATATGCAGACCTTGGGCACGAGCCTATCACAGGTCTATACTATGCCAATTCGACGTTGCTGGTATTCAATACCCGGACTCTGTTCATCGGGACAGCTGGAACGCCCCCGCTGACCTACGAGTTCAAGCAGAGGTTCAATGGAGTCGGGTGCGTTTCTCACCAGACTATTAAGACTTACAAGGATGGGTGGATATTCTGGCTGGGGGACGACAATATCTACCGCGGGGGGACGGACCGCACCCCGGAGGCCGTAGGCGATCACATTCGACCCAGACTCCGAGAGATCACCAATCTCTATGATTTTTATCGAGCTACGGCCATCATAGACCATACTAATCACCTCTACCATTTGTTCCTTCCTGGGGCATCTGGGGCTCCCACGGCTTTTCTTTCGGGGTTATCTGGGACCAACACCGCTCAGCGGTGCTTTAAGATCTTCACCCTCAACCTGAAGAATGGGTCCTGGTGGGAGGGGGATTTAGAGTACACTGGGGCGGACATCACATCTACTCTGGAGCATCGCGAGGGCCCATGGAATACCCGTCTGCTCCTCGGGGATACTGACGGAAAAGTTCGGGAGATGTCCTTCTCCTACACTACAGACGACGGATCAGCTATCCCTTCCAGTTGGACTTCCGGGGTCCTGTCTGTTCCTACTGTCACACAAGGGGCCACCGATCAAGCGTCCCTGCAACTGTTGCGGGTGATGGCCGCGTCCGGGTCAGTCCGTCTCGGGGCCTACATTGGAGACGGAATGGATCGAATGACCTTTGCCGACTTTGGAGTGCAGACCTGTAACGGCAGTGCTCCGGTCTACACCTCAAGTCGTCCCTATGCGGGGGAGAACTTCAAAATCAACCTCTCCAACACTACCGCGGTCTCGCCCGCTAAAATCTCCAAGATCATTCTGGGGGCAATTTTGGAAGGGCCCACACGCAAGTGATTTTTCCCAGCAACCCAATCAGGATGGGGGCAGAGAACGCCGCGCAGAGTCCGGGTAACTTTCCTCGGGCTCAGACCGACCTATGGTCACTCAACTCTCGGTCTCCGTCTCCTACTGTATTGTCTCGAGACAAGATAGGCACTGGAGCCCTGGTGTGGTTCAAGGTGCTACAGGTCCCCGCGGGGACTCATATGGAATTGCGGGAGATCCTGCTCTATAACGGGGATGCGGCGGCGGCCACCTGGAAGCTAGTTATCAATGATCCCCTCGACCCAGACCCAACCTCAGTAGTCGCGGCTATCCCCGGCTGCGTGATGGGGGGCACTCTGGCGTCGGAGGGGTCGGCGCAGATAAAGCTAGAGACAGGCATCCATCCAGGCTGGTCGGTATGGATCAGAACGGAAGCAGCACTGCAGACGTTCAACTACTCTATAAGCGGAGTGGTGGTGACCGGGGCATGATCGCTCGTCAGGTGTGCCTGGACGATTGGATCTACGTCAAAGGGGCGTGGGTTGAATATTGCACGTCTCTTCAGGCCAAGGACAGGAAATCTGGAAAACCTAAGATTGGTGGGACCGCAGAGCAATTCCGGTCTCTGTTCCTTGCCAGTTTGACGTCGGATGCATTTTTCATGTTCGGAGTATTTATTAAGGGGGCTTGCAGGGGGGTTGAGGTTCTTCAGGAATTCACAACCCCAGACATCGATGACGACGGGAAGTTTGTTCTACGTAGACATTGTTTCATAAGAATGGTCTTCCTATTGTCCTCTGGGTGCGGTAAACTACTCGACGATGAGGTAGTGGCCTGGGCCAAAAGCCGAGGGCACGTCTACCTGAGCGGTCAGTGTCGACCAAACATTCCGGCCAGGGCCGCCGAGCGGTATGGGTATCGACCACGTCACGTGGTGATGGGAAAGGACATATAGAATGGGCTCTATCTTCGGGGGCGGCAGCCCCCAAACCAGCACCACAACGATCACTCCGCCGAATCCTACCGGGGTTCCTCTTCAGGACCCCCTGATGGGAATCGGCATTCGACAGTTGGGGCAGGCCTCTCCGTTCGCGGCCTATGGGTCGGGGGGTAACTTGGTTCCTCAGGTCCCCTTCGGCCAGACATATTTGTCTGGCCCTAATCCTACGACGTTTGGAGATCCGTTCAATGCAGCACATGCCCAGGCATTCTATGGTCCCAACTCTGGCTCAGCTCCTCCCGGACAAGCTCAAGGCGGAGGAGCGGGCGCTGGTCAAGGCGGAGGCGGACAGAATCAGGGAAGTTCTGGAGCCGGATCTGGTACCCAGGCACCTGGCTCTGGCGGGGGTTCTACTCAGAGTGGGAACGGTGGTGGTTCTTACCAAGCACCGCCGCTGGGTTTCCCGGGGGTTCCACAGGGTGTAGGCCAGAGCCAAATGCCCCATATGCTCTCCCAACTCCTCCAGCCCGGAGTCCTGGGCCAGTTGTTTACTGCCTATGGTCAGCATCTGCAGAGCCAGGGACAGGGGGGCGGATTGGGTCAGCAAATGACCGGACAGGTACCGGACACAAACGGGGTAATGCAACGTCCCCCTATGACCGGGGTTCCTGGCGCAGGCGGCGTAAACCCGGGAACCAACCTATTCGGATTCGGGGGGCAATAAGATGGCTTACGGCCCATGGAATAACCAGACCAACTCCTTCCAGCCTATGCCCGGGGCGCAGCCTGCTCCGGGTTCATCCTCAACCCAACAGCAGACCCCCACGACGACTCAGCAGCCGTCGGCGACTGCACAGGGAGGGCCTAAGCCACAGCAAACCGCTGACTTCGGATTTGGCCCTCAACCCACGATGTCCCCCGGTCAGCAGATTCCAGGGTCACAGTCTGGCGACAACCCACTGACTGCCCCACAGCCAGGGGCAAATACGGCTGTTCGTCAGGGATTTTTGGACCCGAGCCTGACCGCTCCGTTCTACAATGCGGCGGCTGTAGCCGGTAATGCCGGGACTCAGATGGGGCAGTTGGGGCAGCAGTCCGCGGCTCTGGCTCCGCAAGCCAACAACTTTCTGAGTGGGTTGTTCAGCAACAACCTCAATCCGATGGAGCAGAGCTTTATGGCGGCCAGCCTGGGTAATGCCCTGGTTGGGATGCAGCAAGGCATGAATCGGCAGGAGGCACAGTTTGAGGGCACACCGTTCCACTCCGCCCTTCCCCAGGCACAGGGACAAGTCATGGAGCAAATGTTTAGGGACATGTTCCAGCAGGGATCACAGATGGGTCTGCAGAGAGAACAGTTGGCCACGCAGGCATCGGGGCAGCCGTTCAACCAGGCTATGACTGGACTAGGCGGGGCTATGACTGCTGCTCAAATTGGCCCACAGATGTCGCAGGGTCTTTTCAACATGGCCAATGCCCACTACAATGCTCCATACAGTTTGCCTATGAATCTATGGTCTGGGGTGCCAATCAGCTCTCCGACCGTTCTCGCCAGTCAGGGAGGTAAATCAGGATGAGCCGACAGATCCCCACAAACATTCAAGTAATCAAGCGGGAGCCCAGCCTGTTCGAAAAGCTGGGCGGAAAGCTCCTGGACGCCGGTACCAACTACCTGTCCGGCGGGCTGTCTGGCATGTTGGGCCTCAACCCAGGATCTGCGCTTGGCGGCGGGGGTGGTGATTCCGGTGTGTCTGTGGTTGGGAATGGCCAGGACGTCTGGAACCAGAGTAAGCTGGGGGACCAGCTGCTTCAGGATCAGTCCAAGAACACCCTCACCACTGACTTCTCCCTTCCTTCGTTCAACGCGGGTAGCCAGGCAACCCAGGGTGTAGCCTCAACCCAACAAGGAGGGCATGGATCTTCTGCGGAAGCCCCCGGGGACCCCTACGGTGCCACGGAACTGGTAGATTCCACAACCCCGGAGTTGGAGGGGATCCTGGCGAAGTTGGAGCAAGATCCCGGGAACGCAGAGTTGGTGAGAATGTTGCGGAGCAATCCCCAGATGGCTCACTCGTTTCTACAGCAAGCAAGAGGAGGTAAATAGACATGGCTAAAGGATGGACTCCGCCCAATAAAGGTGGCGGTAGTGTTAAGACCAGCGCCCCCAAAAAGGCAGGTGCCGGGCCCAAGCAGCCCGGTCCCATGATCCAGGGCTTTCTGCCCGAACCTGGCCCGCGTAAGGCCAAGACCAAACCCTTTCCGACCAAGTAGGAGGTTATAATGGCGGATGGACCCGCTGATCCTCTGTATACCCCAGACATTGGGCCCAAGCCTTACGATGAGTATCAACGCAGGCAGTGGGAAGCTAATGCCATTATTAATCCCCCGATTGAGACTATTCGAGGAGCGGGGAGGACTGCACGTAAGGCAGTGAACGAAGTAGAGAGTTCAACCGGTGGGGCTTACCGACCAGCGGTTAGGCCCAAGACCGATTGGGAGTCTACTAAGAATCTCCCCCCTCCCCGTCGGACGGAGGGTCAATCTAAATATGGAGCAAGCTCCCAAGGGAGCGGAGGAGGACAAATGGACGAATACCCTATCCCCACAGAGGTTCCCATGCCTACTAATGTGGAGGATGCTCCTCCCGTTCCTACCGAGGTTCAGATTGGGCCCGAAGAGGCCCCTCCGGTCCCCACAGAAGTTAATATGTCTCCTCAGCCTCAACCCACTCAGCAGGCTTTGGCTCATGACTTCATCCATCCTCGAACGGGGGAGCATATTCAAGTTACCCCCGAGCGCATGAGGGAGCTATACCAAAAGGCGAAGGCCGGGGATACTACTCCGCAGCCTGGACCTAACGGTCATCCGATGACGGCGGCCCAGCTCTACATGCACATCATGGCAGGGGCGGCCGACAACCAGGTAAAAAAGATGCTGGCCGAGGAAGAAGCAAAGTATGGAGTGGAGGCTGCACCAAGTGAAGCGAAAGTGGCAGCACCGGCTGCGCAGCCGACGGCTCCTCCCGCGCCCCGGGAGCCCTACCAGGGACCAGTGTCCCAGCAACGATACTCCCCCAATCAAGCCCATCAGGACC